GTTGTTCTGATCTTTTTCATTTCGGCATAGAATTTGCCGCCAGCGTTTATTTGATTTGCTAGGTTTTGAGAAAGGTTATTAGATACTGCAACACCTGCAGCACCTGTTTTTGCCATTGAGGTGTGAAAGGCTGATATCTGGCGTTGTAACGCTTTTAATTGCGTTAACGCTTCACCAGTGTCAATACCAATTTTTATATTGGACTCTACATCAGCCATTCATTAGTACCTCTTTATTTAGTTTTTATGGTAAATTATTAAGAAGTGCTGCGTCTGATAGTTTAACACCAGATGCCTCTTCAATAATTTGATATACCGTTGGAAGATCCATATTTTCTTCTAACGCTGCTAAGTCTTCTGCAAGTTCTGGCTTGTATTGTTTCATTGCAATTTGAATACATTCCATTAATATGTTCATTGATTTTTCGTTATCTTCTGCGACCGCTGCTACACCTTCGAATTTCTTCATAAAAGGACGTAGGAGAGAAATTTTCAGTGGTCTTACTTTGATTTTAGTGCCGTCAATAAGCGTAACTGTTTTTTCTTCGTTAACAGTAGTTGCCATTTTTCCTCCTTATAAGGTTAACCTTAATTATATCACAGAGGACCTATATTTTAACCAACAACCTCTTCATACCCCAAACCATTCCCAATCCCAAACCCTGCTTTCTTTGCTTTGGCTCCACGAAGGTTTGTTATGTCATTGGCATCTTTTCCATTGTATAATACTCTTTTTTTCATATCTTCCCAAGCATTATCACTCTTATCTTTATCTATATCTACTCCTTGCATTGCCGCTGCAAATTTTTTATCATTATGATCAAACTCTCTTCTTACTTCTAGAATAGATATTAACTCTGGCATAGATAGTGCAAGTTCTAGTTCTTCATAATTTTTCCAAGCACCTATTAAAAATACTTCTGATTCTAATTTGGCTAAATCTAGATCTTGCCAACTAGACCCACTGCTTTCTGATTTAGCCTGACTTTCAATAGTCTCTTCTTTTTCACTACTTATTGTTATTCCAGCACAATATTCCAAAACCTTATATACTGTTTTTATATCTAAATTATCTTCTATTAGTTCTACTGAATCAGAAATGGATGGATAAAACTCTTGCATTGCAATTCTGACAGATTCAACCATCATCTCTATGGCTTCATCTTCTGTGCTATCTTTATCTATTTTATTAAAACTGTCTAATATACCTCTTAGGTATTTTATTTTTGATGGGCCAACTGTTATTTCTGTACCGTCGATTAATTCGATAACATTTTCTTCATAAACTTTTGTGGCCATTAAACCATTATATCAAATAGAAAAGCCCACCGTTTTATGGGCGGGCTAATCTTGTAAAATTACTTACTAAGCAATTGTACGATCAACAATCTTACCATACATACCGTCATCTAACGGTAACATACGGAAAGTTACGTCAAACATAGATGCTGCATCACGTTTTGCTGATGCTACTACGTTTTCGATTGACAAAGCACGGTATCCGATATAGATACGTTCCTTATCGATTGATGGGTCACCAGTTCCTGGACCAACGGCTACTATACCACGTTCTAGAGGAACGTCGCCTAGTTCACCTGAGTTGATGTCGAATTCTTGGCTTCCTTCTCCAACGCCACTTGTTGCGGATGATAATTCATATAAATCATTTGTGTTTGCTGCTACTGCCACTAGAAGGTTTTCTAGTGTTGCTTCTGCAAATGATGTTGCTAAAGATACTTGCATGCCGTCTTTGAAAAGACGAGCAACGTCAAGAACTTGATCAACTTGAACTTCACCGAAAGATGGTTGGAATGTAAGTTCAATACCATTACTGGTATAACCTACGTTTGTAAAAGCCTCAGCATTAGACAAAGTTTCTTTGTATGATGTTGCTGCTTCAAATGCTGGTAGTGGTCCACCTGCAGTACCGATTGTTTGTGCTAAAGCACCGTCATTGTATGTAAACAGTGCGGCTGCACCAACGATAATGTTGTTGGACGATCCACGAGAATATGCCATTTATTTCACCTCTCCTTGTAAAGGGTTTTCTTATTTAGTTGTAAAGCGATGTTTCCTCAAGGTCAAGTATAACACCATTTTGTTAGCCCTTATGCCAGTCATAATCTAAAATAATCTTGTTTCCCGCAAAGGTTCTGGCTGTTCCAAAGTCTATGATGTCTCTAGTCTCTTGAAGTTGGTAGGTTTTAAAGGTGTGAAAATATAGAGGAAGGGACATATCCTTAAGTGCTATGTTTGGGCCAGGTATAACTGTGTCCTGATTGTCTCTTATCCATTTGTTTATATCAACTGCAGACTCATCCAATGAATTTAAAAGATCTTGAATTTTTTGACTTATGATGATTGTTCTTTCAATTGCGTCTTCACCAAAGTTATAAAAATAGTACATTATTTGTTCACAATATATGTGTGGAAATGTTTTTCTATTCATTCTAAACATTCTGTCATATACTGCAAATGTTCCTGTAGACTCTGGAAATGATTCAGTTAGAGCAGCAATATCTGTTGGGCTAGTAGGAAAAAACGGTATTGTAAATTCTTGATCAAAAAACTCACTAATCTTATTTTGTAAATAAGCATTAATCAATGACGGTGGATGATGTATCGTAGCAGCCATTATGCAATCACCGCATTAGAAATCCATTTATATCCAGTTGAATACCCAACACCTTTACCACTGCGTTTTCCTGCTGCCATATTGGTTTTAAATACTTGTGGTCTTTTTATATAATCATATAGACCAGATGCTTTTAAAAATGATTGTTTAAAATATTGTAGAAAAAACATATCTATAGTTGACTCAAAACTACCCTGTGCATCTTCTCCACCAGGGCTAGATACTGAAACTGGATTTCTAGTAAACACTGTTTCTCCATCTTGCTCAAAAACCAATACAGGTGATTTCTTAGGTCTTATTATAACTGGAATACCGTTTTCCATTATTTTTGCTTTATTATAAAAAGGAGTTGTTGATCCATCTTTTACTTGAGATGATTGTGTAAATGTGGACATCACTGATAATCCTAATCCACTAACAGTATATTGTATATCAAATAATCTTGATTCTGGACTTCCAGATTTATACCACTCATAAACATGTTGCAATGCTGCTGGATCTATCCTAGCGTTTGTGTCAACAAATTGTTTTAAAACCTCTATAGTTTGTTTTCCAAGATTATTTAAAAATAACTTTTTGCCACCCTCAACTCCTTCTAAAAATCCCATAGAGTATTGAACAATATTGTCCATATCTCTTTTAAATTGTTTTGTGTTAAATGTTATCATAAATCTATCGCCTGACTATCAGACCTTTTAATTACAATTTTATAGTATTCTGTTTTTCCAAACAAACCAGAGTATGGGCTTAGTGTTGCAATTTCAAAAAGACTTGATTTACCAGCACGAACCCCACCTGTTTCAACATATATAGGGTTACCTTCTCCATCTGATATGTTTGTTATAAGAAGATTAGTTAATGCAATTCCACCATTTATATCATCAAATCTAATATCGCTTGGAACTCTGCCTCTTAAAACTGTGTCAAACAAGATTGCTACATTTTGTACTTGTTGCTCTTCTTTATTTTTAACATTACCAGATGCAAAGTAGCATTTTATATCTTTAAATTTTGACCATTGCTTTTTAATATTACCGTACTGACCTTGCTCAACTGATGAATAATATACTTCTGCTGTCATGGGATATAAAAAGTTGTCGTCTAAACATGTCATAGTATTCCTAGTCTAGTAATGTTCTTAGTATATTTTGATAGTATTTGATCAACTATGATATTGCCTGTACCGTTAAATAATTTTTTAGCATTAAATTTAACTTTGTACTGGTCTGTTTGATATTCTTCAACATATCTTTTATATTGATCAAGTCTTCCACATTTAATATCATTAACTAACATTTCTGTTGCTGCCTGAATATCTGACGGAATTGTTTTATATCCAGCATCTAGAACTAATGTATAGTCATATCCTGTAGGAAAAGTAACAGTATCCCAACCATAATACCCTAAATCGCCATATGATACTGGAAGATTTGGTAGAGTTTTTTCTAATCTATTTAATGATTCTGTTGAATTAGGAATATATTCTTGTACAGCAGAGTTATCTAATGATAATTTAAAATATCTATCGTTTGTTTCTTCATCAACATCAAAAATTAAAACATCGTTTTCATAAACTCTCAACACCTTATAAGCATTTACCCACAAAGGTATATAATCTAATCCTTCTCCAACTGTTTGAACAATAACTTTTTGATTATAAAAACCATCAACAACGAATGAGTCAATAATTGATCTTGCAATAAGTTCGTTATATTTTGCTTCTGTTATTTCTGAAGCGGTAGTTCCAAGTTTATTAGGGTCAGTATATGGTCTTACTATGTCTAAATTATCTTCAAACACTATTTCTTCATCTGAATTTAAAATCTTAACTTCATATTTTCTGTCAAATTCTATTTTTGATAATGGTATTACATATGTTATTTGTAAGTTTGCTGAAGTTATATTTGATTCTTCAACAAAGTGTTCCACCAAATCCTGTAACCTAAGAGTGTAGATATCTCCACTTGTTGGGACATCAAACTTTAGTGTTAGTGGGTATGGTGGAACCCTTAATGCTTCCATTGTTTATAAGCCGTATTCCCTTGCAACGTCTTCTGGTTTCAAAACTGTAATGTGATTACGTGTTGACCATTCTTTTGCTTCTTCTGCGGATACGTAGTTGATACCAACTTTTACTCTTCCTACACCCATCCAGGATACGTTTTTAGTTGACTTAATTGCAACTTTTTCTTTACCTTGTTTAGGTTCAGCAGGTTTTTCTTTTTTAGTTCTTGGTTGTTTTCCAACACCAATGGCACCAGTTGATAATGGAGCAAGTCCTTCAACAAGGTCTTCAATTGCTTGTTTTTTATCTTCTGGAATTAATGCTTCGCCTGGGGCTAACAATGCTGGTTGGACTTCTTCTATAACTTCTTCTACAACATCTTCAACAATTGCGTCTTGAATAGTATTTTCTTCAACTGTTTCTGGTGTTTGTAAATTTAAATCGTTGTCTAATTCTGACATATATTCCTCCTCGTATTATTATATCATTTAATTAAATGTTAAAGGGAGTAAGAAATTAATCCTACTCCCCTTAAAATTGTGCTACAGATTATGCATCTGCTGCTGCATCCGCAAATGCGACTGCGTCTAGTTCTTCCCATTGAATACCGAAACGAACGAAAACTGTATATTCTACAGTATCTTTCTTTGGTCTGTATTCGCGGTTAACTGTGATGTCTCGTTGGAAACCCCATACACGGTTAGCAGGGAATGTCAAATCGACATATCCTGCAGGGTAGTAAGGAACTTCTTGAACATCAATTCCGAGTACACGTGTTGTACGTGCTCCTCCGAATGTTTGTGCGTTACCATCAAGGTATGCTTGACGATTTGCTTCTGTACCTGGACCTTTATTTACAAAGGCTTCGGCAATTGCATCGGCAAGAGTACCATTGTTTTTAACAATACCTTGGAAAACGTCTGTACCTGCGTAGAACTTAAGATTATTCTTAAGTGCACGGTACTTACGTGGCATTGCAAGAATTATGTCTTGCAATACGTTTGTTGTCCAGGCGTTTGCTTCAACGTTGGCAACTGCTTCGTGAGATGCTGAGTTGTTCGCTGTTACTTGATTTACGAAACCGTTCATGATGCTAGTGAAAGCATTATTTCCTGTTCCTGTTCCGTTAATTGCAAGGTCTTCGATATCATTACCGAAAGCGTTGGTCATCAATCTTACGATATGATCTTCCAATGCTGCACCTTCAATATTGTCTTCAAGTGCTTCTGATGATACTTCCCAGTCTAAGCGAATTTTCTTTGTAGTTAATTCAACTTTTGAGAATGTTGCACCAGCGTTTGTGTATTCGCCTAAGCCTTGTGCGGCTGCACGAATTACACGTTCTCCAACGTTAACTTTTTCAAGTTCCATTGTGTTTGCTTTCATGGTCACTCTGCGACCATCTTTAGCCAATACAGTTGCGTCCCACACATAGTCTATAAAACGACGTGCTTGTTCAGGGCGTAAGATACCGCTTCCAGTATCACCTGAAGGATTTACTGCGTTGATTCCTGATGTAGAGCCAAATGATGCTTCTGCGATGTTACCTAAAACACCACCATTTGCATAGTTGCCTGCTACGTTTTCACCAGCATCAGAACCAGATGCGAATGCACCTTGTGCTTGGGCTGTTCCAGGTGCTGTTCCACCTAGATCGCCTGATGTTCCTGGCTGATTTTTAATTATTTCTTCCGACATATATTTCACCTCCACGTGATTTTTTATCTGAATAGATCGGCTGTTTTGAGGAAACGTCCGCCCCATAGGGATTTCTCAACCATTACTGGTTGTAACTGTACGACCTCGCCGAGATCGCCAGACTTTCGGAAAGCGGTATCAGATTCTACTGATTCCATTCTCTTTCCAAACTCGTTAACTGCACCGTTTGTTTCAACTAGTGCATTTTGTGTATTAACAATTTGTGACTTTGTGTCAGCAACTTGTTTGTTTAAATCTGCAACTTCTGTCTGTAAAGACTTTACTGTTGCAAGTAGATCGCTAAAGGCTGATGTAAGAGTATTCTTAACTTCTGTTACTGCCTCAACAATAACATCGTCTGCTTTAGATACTTCTGTAGCAACTTCTTCAATAACTTCTGCTACTGCTTCAACTGTGTCTGCTTTTTCTGCTTCCACAACTGTTTCCGCTGCTGGTGCATCTTCTGCAACAACTTCTGTAACAGGAGCATCAACTACGGCATCTGCCTCTGGAGCAACCTCAACATTTTCAACTGCAATATCAGATTTTTCAACAATCTCTGCTACTACTTCTGTTGTTTCTGTCATAGGACTTACCTCCTTGGTAATCTTAGAAGTGGTAATGCCTTTAGCACTATCGACTAAGAACTTTATCATATTGATTTTTTCATTATCCGTTTTTTCAACGAATCCTATATTTTTCATTTCATTGCCAGTTGTTGGACTGATTTCTTTTTCATTTTCTGAAACCATAACAATTCCAGTTTCTGAATCCCAAAAAACATTTTCTAAGGTTGTATTATCACCTTTAATTACTGCAACTCCGTCTACTTTTTCAACAGAAATAATGTTTGCAAATTCATTTGCTGGAGAGTCTACAAGACTTAACTCAACAAGATCATAATCTTTAATAATTCTAATTTGAGAATCTAACTTCTCATCAAAAGCGTCGTCCCATTTGTTCATTCTTCCACCAATAGAAAAACCTGTTAGTGTGCCATCCAAAACCTTTTCCCATGTGCTTTGAGCACCTTTAGAAACATAAGCGGAAACGAAAACACCGTTATAAAACTTCTTTGACTCTGAATCAAAATACTTGTCTTGTTTAAATGAAACCATTTTGCCTACTGCTAATGGTTGATGCATTTCTCTTATGTTACCTCGAAAGTTTTCAAATGCTTTCATGCTGGCCTCTGTGGTTACAATATCCATTTGGCGATCTAAATTATCTAATGAAGCAAAACCTGAAACAACACGACGTTCTTTATCGACCTTACTAAAAGGCATAGATAGGCGAACATTCTCGCCCTCAGTATTCCATTGGGCTTTTAATATAGACATCGTACTATACATTATAGAGCCCTTTTATACACATGTTATAAACATGTTATAAACAGTTAAACTACTTTGAAGATCTACCCTCGCCCTTTGGATTTCTGCCACTTACAGTTGCAGATCCATCAGACTGATTGTTAAGTCTTTCGCCATCTCTTGCACGGTTAGCATCATTATTCATAGTCTCTGGTTTGGCTACAAAAGGTTCGTCTCCACCGTCTCTTTGTGGAAGACCCAGTGCTACTCTTGCCTCATTAGGCATCATAATCTGTGTTTTTACATATCTTTCAAGAATTTGTGATTGTGCTATTTCATCTGTCAAAGTAAGTTCATTAAACTTAAACTCTAGTATGTCTTGTTTCTCGCGTATAATCTTATTAATTTGTTTTTCTAGTTGAGCCTGTGCTGGTCTGGCTACCTGCTCTTTAAATGTTCTATCTTGAGCCAATGCTGCTGCAATTGCCCCTGAGTCTGATCCACCTAGTTTTGAAAGCGGTACTTGATGTGCTACCAAGATGTCATCACGGTTTTGTTTTCTATATTCCTTAAATGATCCCTCTTGTACTCCAGATTCAATAGGCTCCATCTTAAACTCTACCTTGTTATTTTCTGTATCTCCAGGAAGAGGTATGTACAAAGTTCTATGGTTTTGACCCTTTAATCCAGTTTGTAAAAATCTAAACATCTTATCTTCTGCGTCTGCAGATAGTTTGGCACCTTTCATGGTTACTACGTATCTTGGAACTGCCTTGTTACCAAAGTAGTCAATGTTGTATTGTGAAGCCAGTTGATCACCGTGTAGAGATGATATTGCTGAAATAATGTCTGGAACACCATAGAATGTGTTTAATGGTGAGTATTGTTTAAAATGAATAATTTCGTTTGGTCTACGATCTTCAGTTACTGGGTTTGAATTTGTAGCACCAAAGTTTCTAAAGTAAACTACCTTGTTTGCAATAACCTGTACGAATCCATCTCTTAGTCTGCGACAACGCATTGTGGTTGCTGGAATATGACCAACGTATCCAATTTCACCACGAGTGGTTCTACCAATTTCCATGTATCCATTACCAATTGCTTGAACATCTGTGTATATCTTTTCCATTGTTGTGGTAAAAGAGTCATCTGCGTTTAAACTTTCTAGCCAATCACGTAACTCTACTTTTGCTCTTTCAATTCTGTTTCTTGCACGACTTACTGATTCGTCATTTGAGGAATTCTCTAATTTAAGCATTGTTCTTTTTGATATATCAAAATCATATCCCAAACCTACAATATTTTCAACCTTAGCATCAATAGCAGCGTGGTTTGCAAAAGATGTGTCATAGTAGTTGGCAAGTTCATAAACATTCCATGGTGGTGTGATTACGTCAAATAGTCCATAACCATTTCTAAATACGTTACCAGGATTTATCTGATTAGAGCGAGCACCATCAATACCTTGTGGAACTGCGATTGATCTGTCAATATAAGATTGTTGGGTTGTATCTACTAGAGCCTTGGACATTCTTGCTGCACGACGTTTAAAGTTATTATCCAAACCAGAATAGTTTTTTAACTCTTCCCAGTTTTTACTAAATGGGTCTGAACTAGCAAATGCATTTACTGCTTGTTCGTTCTCATCTATCCTAGCACCAATAACATAGTTAAATTCTTCACTCATTATTCTTCATCACCGTATTTAGCAATTGTTGCTTTGGCTGCTGCCACTGCACCAAGATCATTAAGGTTAGGAATTAATCCTGCTTTCATTCTATCTACTTGTTCGGAATACTCTTCGTCTGATACTCTTCCCATACCTGGAAAAAATACAGCCTCTCCATCTGGTTCTCCATAATATGCTGCTGTCTTTTTTATTTCGGCTAAAGCGGCAATATCGTGTTTTACGGCTGGTATATTTAAAATATTACCCTCTCCATCAGTAAACCACTTACCGTTGGCTCTTTTCCAAACATAAACGCCCCAATCATAGTTCTTTTCAATAAAGGTTATCTTAGAGTCGCCAATCTGGCCTTTCATACGAGGTTTTCTTTTTTTGTTTGGATTTTGATTATTCATAACCATTAGTATACCATATTATGTTGGATTGAGGATATATTGTTGCCACGAAGAACCAATATGAATAGGATTATCGTAACTTTGTGTCAACAACTGTCTTTCTCCATCATTTCCAACAATAATTTTGTTAGTTCCCATGTATGTTCTGTAAATATTTGAAGAAGTATCTCCAAAATCTGAAGAAGATGTCTTAATTAATACACCAAACCACAAATATCCCTCATTCCAAAAATCCCAGTCAAAGTCAAATGGATCTTCTGATCCAAGGACGTATTGCTGTTTTACCTCATCCCAAATTCTAGTGATAGACGACTGTTTTTGTTGTAAGCCAGTTAACTTATAATATGATATGTGGTTATAAACTAATGGACCATTTAAGTTTATGGATCCAGTAAAGGAATTAAATGTTAGGGAGTTTGCAAAAGATATGCTTAAAAAATACCAGTTTTTATTATCAATTACAGGATTGGCTACCAAAACACCATTTAAATAATAAGATATTCCATTTTGTAATTGACCAGTTTTTGAATCTACTGCGTATATTTTTGCCCTTTGTCCAGAGTTACCATTTGCAACAATGTAAAAAATAATAGATGAGTTAACTGTATTTACTTGAAATATTTGAGTTGGGGTGTATGTAAAATTACTGGTATCACTTTTAATTGCAATCTGAACAGTAGATACAGAAAATTTAACATCTTTGTTTTCATTTATTGGCATACTGATACCTCTATTTTGATAAGAGTTAAAATCTCCCTTTAACTTTATTCCAGAATACCTTGTTAGATGTAGGTATGGATTAGATTTTTTATAAATGCTAATTGGATTTTTACCAGTATAATCATCATATATTCCATTTTTAATATATGGATACAGTTTACTACCAGATTTTGTATTAATGGGTGTAGAGGCGTTTTGATTTAAAGATCTAGATGTTAATTCTAGACTTTTAATTTTTATTTTTCTATTGACAGTTGACCTTATATTAAAATTTAGATGTACTGATATAGCCAAATCTTCAAAACTTACCAGCGATGGAGGGTATATAATAGTATCATTTTCTACTAAAAATATTGTGTTTTGCCAGTCTGGATAATTATCAAGATCTAATATTCCACTTTTTAATGCTGGTGCAATTTTTGTAAAGGATTCAAATTTTTTATTTATTCCTGTATTTATAAACTGAAAAGATACATATGATTTTACTAATGAGTTTATAGAATCATACTCATAACTTAAATCTGATCTATTATACTTCAAGTCATCATAATTGTTATATCCTGTAAAAAGAGAATTATCTAAAACTTCGTATGTTTGCTGTATAGGAAGTGCAAATGCGTTTGCCAATTCAGAATAGAGCCATCCATCAGCATCTTCAACTACCTTAAAAATAGATGGTGAGGGAAAGTTAATATTGTATTGAATATAGTCTAAACTATACTCCTTATTGCCAGATGAATTTGTTATATATTTTGCAAAATATTTTAATGGAACATAATCTTCCCAATATCCAGAAATGCCCACATCTAGGTAATATTTATTATATCTTACGGTTGGACTTAAAGTATAACTTGCTAAATCATACAGCATGTGGCTATGAATATTTCCATTATCTTCAAGTATTCCATTGTTTTGAAAATGCGTAGCAAATAACTTATGATTGTTTTTTGTTGAGAATCCAAATCTATACATCTGTTTATTAAAACAAGAGTTATTGTTGTCGTTATTTAAAAGTATTAACTTTAAAGCATTTTTATTTCCAAAAAAAGTAGCAGTATCTTTTCCAAATTTTGATATTATTGTTTCTAGGTCAACACCAATTTCTATATATTGATCTACTAAGTATTCAGTTTGATGTAAAGTTGTCTCCACCCCAGATACATTAATTTTATAGAATATGTCTCCAGTATCTGTTGTATATATCGTAAAGAAATCTAAATTATTTTTATTTTTAATCATAACAAGTGTTGAGTTTAGTAAAGAGTTTGTCTTAAATATTCCGTGAAAAGACTTAATGTCATCCTTTAAAATATTAAAATTTTCAAACACAAAAGAACCGTTTTGATCTATAAAACTTGAAAATGCATAATCTTCATTTTGCAATGCGTATAACTCGCTATACCAACTATTGATATTTTCAACATTTATAACTGGTAAAGAATATTCTGGATTGCTTAAATAACTACTTGTTACATCTATATTATCTAATTTACCCTGTTGCCATTTTCCAATATTAGGATATTCATAGTTTGTTCCATAGTTAGAAAATGAATAATCTATGAATGCTGACTTACCGCTATATGCAGAATCTATTGACTCAAAAGATTTAACTGCTTGTCCATACACCCATCTCTTTTTTGCAATTATTTCTGGAATAACATATGGATATATTGCAAAACAATCTAATTCAAATGGATACACATCTGTATAGCAATAAAAGCCTAGCCAATCTTGATCTTTATCAGATTCGTCTAATTTAGGTAACAATAAAATTGTTGAATTATCTATATCAATATCAAGAACTTTTTCTCCATTTAAAAATAAAAATACTTTATTTTCAGAATAAACTATTTGAATTAACATTGGTCTTGACCATTCACCCACATATGTAGATTTAAAATTATCTCCAACAACCAGTGTTAAAAAACAATCATCAGCATATAAACCATCATTAGAGTTAATTGGTCCAAATATTTTTTTGCTCTCTAGTGTGTCAACACCAAGCCTTAACCACATTTCTACAGTATATGTATTATATCTGCCAGACTCATTTAAAAATCCAAAACCTGGAAATATAATAGATGGTTTTGCTGTTTCATCTTCATTTATGTTAGGAAATAACTTAGTAACATTTGATGCACCGTAGACAAGTGGTACCCCAAAATTTTGTGCACATATTTTATTATTATTTACTAAATAATATCCATAATTTGTGTCTGATCCGTATGATTTTGCAACAATACCTTCTGATGATTCTATTGATATTTCGGTAGGAATAGAAATTTTTTCTGAGCCCATAGAGTAATTATTAAACTCTTCAGACCATTGACCTAAAGATAATCCATTAAGTAAAAATTCATAATCTTCGCTTCCAGACAAACTAGGAGAATACCCTATTTTAATAACTATTTGCATTGTTGTATTTTGATCAATGTGTTTAAATGTTTCTGATAACAAAAACCATTTACCGCTTACTGATATTGGTACATTTTTTAAAACTTCAACTACCTCACTAGTATTTACATCTGTATATTTAAATCCTATTGCTACAGAACTTAGATGTAAACTATTTGAATAAAAATAACAAGATAGGGCAAATGTGTCTAAGTTTGTGTCAAAATCTAAAAAGTTTATTATATTGTTGCTAGTTAGTGTGGCAACTTTGCTTACTGTAGTTGATGGTATTCCAACTACCTTATATAGGGATTCACTTATAAATGGCTGAGTGCTTAAACTTGATTCTTCTGAAACAGTTCCATCAGTTATATCCCAAAGACTAACATCCTTATCTGTGTTATTCAATAACATCAAATAATCTGATTTATCGTCTAGTGCCCATAGTGCTACTGGATGCTCTGAAAAAATTTTTTCTGCATAAAGATTTGATGGGTTAGACATAGGTTCTCCTAGTCTATTTTATCACACAATACGTGTAAACCAACGAGGTAATGTAAACCTTATTCCCTTAGTTATTGGCTTAACTCCATGAATAAAGTTTGGGTTATCTGGAAAACACAAAAGATCTCCAGGCTCTGGCTTAAAGGACATTTCATATTTTGGAAAATATATGTCTCCTCCATCATAATCATTATTTAAATAAACCAATGTTGCTATGTCATTTGGCCTTGATGAATCAAAATGTTCGTGCATACCTTTTCCTTCAATAAATTTTGCAACATGTGTTTTTTCGTCAATAAAATCTTCAAACTTAAAACTATAACTTTTTAATACAAAGTCATAAACCTTGCGTGCAACATCTTGAATTTTGTTAAGAATTTCAGGATCTAGCCCTTGTATTTCATGATATGTATGAACCGTAAACTCTTGCTCTCCATTTCCATAATTTGAAAATAGATCAGTATATTTTTTTGCATATTCTGTCACTAGAACTGTTTCTTCAAGGTTCATAAAACCTGGAACATATTTAATTTGAGATTTAAAGTCTTCCATATTTAACCTATCTTTATTTCACATACATCAGTAGTGCAGTATGCCTCACCCTGTGCTTCTAGATTTTCTACCCCATCGTAGATAGCGTCCCAGTTGATTTTAGCAATCTGTCCTACATAACTATTATACTCTTCTTCTGTAATTTCTGTATAAGGTTGTTGTGGATATACCGTGTTTCCCATAGGCAGGAATGATACCGCTTTTAATTGTCCTTCGTACATATGTAGTGCTGGAGCAACGTGTTTAGACTCTGTTTCTTTATCAAATGAAAGTGTTACAGACACTCCATTGTCAGACCAATATTTTTGAGCAGTTGCAGCAAGTGCAATTTTTTCAAAAAGGCTAACATCTTTTTCTGCTCTTTCATGTTCTGAAGCAATTGGAAAATATACAACCTTTGTATTTGCAGATACAACATCATCTTCTATTTTATATCCAGCAGCCTTAAATAAATGAATCATAGGATCGGAGTCACCAAATCTAATTGCTCTCATAAAGAACTTTCCACCTGGACCCCAATGAACTCCTGGAGTTGCACCAGAAAGAATACTTACGCTGCCTGATGGCTTTACTGTTGTGACTCTTATTGATTCACGAACACAAAGCCATTCTGAATATTGATGATCATATTTTTTAATATTCAAATATCCTTCGTCCATCCATTCACGAACTATAGGCAAACCATGTTTGTCTGAAAAGGAAGCAATACCTGTAAGCGATGTTCCAATTCTTCTATTACGTTGCATAATTCCATTTGTTTGTTGCCAATGTGTTGGAACAAGAGTTACCGTTTTACCATAAAGATATGCAAACTTTAAAGTTCTTAAGAAATCTTCTTTATTTTCATGTCTATTTAAATGAACTTCAACTAATGTGCACAACTCGTATGATTCCAATGGTTGTTCAGCACATGGGTTAAATCCCATTACTCTGTAGTCTTTTCCATCTGCTGGATCTTTTAATCTACCGTAATTTCTAGCAACATCTAACCAAATAAAACCTGGTTCTCCATTATTAACTATTAAATCTACATAGTCTTCATACTTAGTTCCAACTGTTGCTGAGATAGAGTTATTAGACATCCAAGCCCAACCTGGATTATCTGAATCAAATGAATTTCTTTCTGGAAAAACCTCTGCATTTTTTAAATTAATAAAATCTTTATCTCCAGCAGAACCTAGTGCTAAGGTTGCTGATCTACGAACATTTCCTGCAACTACACATGTTCCAATTAAGTTAACAATGTCTACTATTGCTCTGGCATCAAGTTTTTCACCAATTCTTCCACCAATCACCCTATTAATCTGATTGTGTAATTTAATTAATGGTTCTGGTCCTGACGCTACCCCGCCAAATCCTTTAATTGGAGAGCCAAAAGGTCTTATTAATTCATAACTAAATTTTTGTTTTGCTTGACCTGTTCTTAGGTATGAGTTTAACAATAATCTAACAGACTCTACCCAACCTTCTCTGGTATCTGGAATTTCATAAATTGAATCAACTTCTGATGGTGCATAGATTGAAAATTCTTTATCTTGTCCAACGGTATCAAATCCAACTCCAATACCAAGCATGAGAGCGTCCATAACCCACGCAAACAGTGCTCCTGGGTCGTTTCTATCAAGATCCTTAGTAGATACCATGGCACAGTTTTGAAGGGCTGCAGAGTTCCTTTTTTCCATTGTCATGGGGGTTCCAAAAGCCCACATACCACGACCTGGCGGTGTCCATTTAAGATTAAACATACGATCAAATGCTTCCTGAGCAGACTTTTGAGCCTTATAGTCATTCCAAGGTAGTCTATTTTCTTTTGCATGATTCTTTTGTACTGAATACATGCCTTCAATTACACGCTTACAAACTTCGTGCCATCTTTCTTTAGTTCCATCTTCTTTAACGCGGGAATAGGTTCTTATAAAAGTAATTTCACCTAATGAATTGTTTCCAGCATCGTTAAATCCAAATGGGCTATCCATGGTTGTGTATTTTGTTACAAAATCCTCTGGAAGTTTAAAACTAAAAAAGTCTGACATTGATTTCTCCTAATTAAATGAAATTGAATAAGTACTAAGTATAGCAGAGTTTATTAAAATTAAAAACACTACTTTTATTTTATTTGTGCGTTAGTGAAATGACATTGCTGTATGTTGTTTTGGACTGCAACGTTCACATGATGTATACGTATTTTTAGTATATGGACAAGTAGTTGAACTTATTTTGTGTCCAATAACAAAACAGATCAACTTATTCATGCTAGTGGAACCCAGTGTTGAAGTTCATCGCCGCTCATATACATTAGTGGAGAAACATCATAAGCAAGTGTAATTCTTGGTTTATCAAAAGGCCAAGGACCTATTCCATGCGGATGTCCAGTTTCAGATAAAATAACTCTATTATTTTTATTTATATTTTCAATTGGAGTTGCTTCATGTCCACCAATTTTATAATATGTAACAGATGGCTCTGCATCTATACAATAATATCCATGAAAATTGGGAATACCTTTTCCACCTAAATGATCGTGATAATGATTATCTTCTTCAAGTGGTGGATTAACCATTGCGTCTGTATTAAACCAACCCTGCACCATATAGTGTTGTTTTTTAAAATCAATGTTGTAGTATTCACATGCCTCAACTGTCAAATCTCTAATTGCAGAAAAAATATTGTGTATTGCTGGATTGTAACATTGAAAAACATTAAATTTAGTTCCTAAATGATGAACACCTTTTGTTGAGTCTGCATACTCTTTTGTTACTTTTGGATATATTCCAGCAAATAAATCTTTTTCAACTTTTAACAAATACCTAGACAGTCCAGTTAAATCATTTTGAATATACTTTTCAAAAAACTTATGTTTTGGTTTTTCATCTATCATACTAATGGAATCCAATGCTGTTCATGTTCTTTGCCTACGTGTTTTAAGTCATCTAAAGTCATAACATCATATGCAACGGTAATTCTTGGACCTTCCCAATCCCAGTCTCCTTGAGCGTGTGGGTGTCCCATTTCTGAAAATATAGCACGGTTATCTATGTTTTTATTTTCTATATCTTTACCAAAAACTCTATAATAAGTTGTAGATGGTTCTGCTTTTACGCAGTAATATCCATGAAAGTTATCTGGAGCACCAGTATGACCATGATCATGCCAATTTAACTTACCTTTTGTTTTATGGTTAATATTAAACCATCCTTGTAACATAAATTTCTTTTTTTCAAAATCTATTTCATAATACTCACAAGCCTCTTTTGCCATATCTTGAATATTTTTATATAAGTTATATATGCCATCAATATGAAATTGAAACACATTATATTCTCTCCATTTAACGGTAGAGACACTTCCAGATTCTTGCCAAAAGTCTTTAGAATTAACTGGTGTAATGCCGTCTAATTCTACTTTTTCAATCATCTGATATCTATCAATTAACTCATTTGCTAAAATATCTAAATCATTATCTAGCGTTCTTTCAAAAAATTTATGTGGCTTTAAAGATTGACCAATACCACGTAGTTCTGGTGGTGGACCTTGTTGCATTTTTATCCTATCTGTTATATAGAATATTGTATCACACTAGACACTAGTCTATTGGATATAGGTGGTAAACAAGCACTCCGCTTGCATTTATTAGACCAAAAACTTCTCTACCAAACTCGTAGACATTTCTTTTTTCTTTAACAGAGTCTACTTTGTTTACTACTTCATGAACTTCTTGGTTATCAACAAATTTAACCAACTTGTCGCCAAGAGCAACGCTATCTGTCTTCATCATTAGATATTCTGCATCTCTTAAAATTAATATTTCTTCTGTATTACTTACTCTGTTATGAATGTCTTCATTAAATATTGTAGTATTTTCTACTTCGTGCATTTTTGTGTATGTAACTTTTGAGTTTATATTTTTAATATTTGTAAGTGATTTAGATTTCCATAATCCTATAGTATCTATATTGGCAAGAGGCATTTCATCAAATACTGAAAGAACAAGTGTATCTTCATCTGTTATATCTTTTGCTTTTTTATATCCAGCGTCTGTTAGTATAAGCGAGTGTTCGTCAAAACATATTGGTGAGAAACCAAATACTCTGAATGGTGAAAAACCAAATACTCTGAATGGAGAAAATCCAAATACGGCGAATGGAGAAAATCCAAATACGGCAAATGGAGAAAATCCAAATACTTGGAATGGTGAGAAACCAAATACTCCAAATGGTACAAATGAAAATGTTGTAGTTATTTCATTTGATAGTGCAGAATATTCTGAGTTTCCATTAGCGTTAGTTGCATATACTTTGTACCGTTGTGCTGTTCCTGGTTCTTGTGCTAGTGCTGCAGAAGTTGTTGTTGCAGTATCTCCTGATTTACCGTCGTTTGATTCCCAATGATAATTTGTTATTGCTGATCCACCGTTTGCTGGTGCAGTCCATGAAATTTGATCTTGATCAGCGTTTGGTGATGAAGCAGTTGGTGCTGCTGGTGTTGCTGGAACAGTTGTTGCTGTAATTGAATTTGATGCTGCTGATTCACCTGATGTTCCGTAAGTATTTGTTGCAGTTACTTTAAAAGTATATGCTGTATCTGATTGTAATCCTGTTACTGTAATTGGAGATGATGCTCCAGTGCCTGTAAAACTACCTGGGGTTGATGTAACTGTAAAGGAGTCTGCTGCATAGGTAGGGTCTGCTGTAAATGTTACTGTGGCTGCACCATTATTATAGGCCCGACTTATACCAACATTTGTTGCTGTACCAATAGTTGGTGTCTTTGGCATTAAAAAGTCATTAGAGCCTTGAGACTTCTTACCTGCTTTTTTACCTATTGCCATGTTATCTCCTTAGTCTTATTATATCAAACTGTTATGCAGTTAAATCGCCGTATACAACCCAGGTGTTAGTTGCTCTCTTGAATAGAGTGCAAGATGACCACCGTGTACGTAATTTGAGACCTGGTGTAGCATTTACTGTTACTCCTGCGTCTCCTGCGATTGTTACTTGACCTGTACCAGTTTGAAGAATATCAAGTGATGTTCCAATTGGGAAGGCTACTGCTGAATTAAGAGGAATAGTTAGTGTTGTTGCACTAGCACTATCCATTTCTATTAAGTCGTCTCTTTCAGTCAATGCTGACAGAGTATAACTTGCTGTCTTTTGAATAATTGGTGTCCGTGAAGGTACACCTTCTAATCTTTGTGTACCGTCTGCAAATACGATTCCGTTTGCAGTGATGTCTGATGTTGCAGTGATTGAGTTTGCCTCAAGTGTCAAAAGTGCCAAGACATCTAGTGAACCTTGTCCAAAGTTAACTGTAGTTGCTGGCTCAGTTGTAACACCATCAAACAATTTCCATTTACCGTCTGTAACGTCTTTGACGATACCAGCATGTTTTTGTGTTCCATCATTATAAGAAACTACCAAACCTAGATCTGTTACGTTGTTAGCATTTGTGTGTCCAAGTTGTAACATGGTATCTTCAATTTGTAATTGTGTTGCTGATACTACTACGTTAGATCCGTTGACAATAAAGTTTCCATCAACTGTTAAATCTTGATCAATTGTTACATTTCCAGTAAAATCTGCTCCTGAAAGGGATGCTAGATTTCCTAGTGTTGTTACAAGGTTTGTAATTTTATCTTGATTGATTGTTCCTGATATAGAGTTATTTGTAACAGAGTTATCAAGTGGTGTTCTTGCATCAGAAAGTCTTGCATCATCTGTAAGAACTACTGCCAAGGTATTTAGAATACCGTGTACGTTTGATGTATCAGATTCGTGATTGCTTAAATCTGTTAATGTTACAAGTGTTGCTGTATTTGATATACCGTGAACATTTGTTATTTCTAGATTATGATCTGAAATTGCATTATCTGTGTATTGTTCTAAATCTGTAACTGCATTTCCTAATTCTTGTTGAAGATCTATTACTGCATTTCCAACCACATCGTCTGCATAATCATTAGCAGCATTAGCAAAAGAAAGATCTGCATTGTCTAAATACAAAACTACGTTTGCAATTGCACAATCTGTATAATCTTCTAAAGCCACTATAGCGTTATCTAGACCCTCTTGTAAAGAGTTTGCAATGTCGTTTATGTTATTTGATAGTGTATTAATATTGTTGTCTACATATTCATATGTCTCATCTTGAGCATTGCTGATGCTATTTGTTATAGTTAAAAAGAAATTTTCATCTTCATTAATAGAGTTTGCTAATTCTTCAAGGGTGTTTAGTGCTTCTGGTGCAAGCCCTATCAGATTAGCAACTGCGTTATCTGTATAATCATTTGCATCTGCTAAAGCATTGCCTGCCGCTAAATCAGCGTATGTTTCTAGAGTTGAAACTGCATTAGAAACTGCGTTGTCTGTGTAGTCTTCTGCATCGCTTAATGCGTTTCCTGCTGCAAAGTCAGCATATTCTTCTAAATCTGAAACTGTATTTGCTACTAAGTTACCTACATCTGTTGATCTAGCAATGCTAGTTGGAATTTGTGCTGTTGGAACTAAATTGCTTTCATCTAATGTGGCAACACCGTTTGCTGCACCTTTTTGTTCTAATAAAATGTAATCGTCTAGGTTTCCGCCTAGATCTTCTATATTTTTAAAGTATGGCAAATCATCCCATGCTGTAGAGTTGTCACCTATTTTAAATTGTCCTGTGTCGGTTTCAAAACCAATTTCTCCAGAACCCAGAGTAGGGTTAGCATTAGCCCACTGTGTAGCAGTTCCTCTACGTTGTAGCATCCTTGTTGCCATTTTATCTCCCTGTGTAGGTCTTACCTACTTTGTATTTTGTTTTAATTATAACAGTTTTTTTAAAATGTTTTAATTAAATTCACTGTCTGGATTTCCACCATCAAATACTGCTGCCCATGAATTTGAAAATGGTGTTCCACCACTTAATGTAGAAATTTGTGGATCGTCATATTGTTCAGCATCCCAGAATACTGTAACAATTCTTCCGTTACCATCAATTGCTGTATCATGAATGTGATCTGGAATATTTTGTACATCATTGCTTGTTGCAATTGTAAACCAATCAGTTTCATAATAAACTTTTAATCTTTCTACTGTGGTATCAAACCACATATCCCCATTGTCTGGGGAAAGAGGGGCAGTATTTGCTACTGGTGTACCAGTTACAGAATCTACGTATTCTTTAGTAGTAGCGTGACTTGAGTGTGTAGGTGTTCCTACTGCTACCGCGTTTCCAAATGAACCGCCGTTAGTTACGACTAATCCATTCTTGACTTTAAAATCTTTTAGACTTGTAGTCATTTACTGCCCCCTAATTTTTTTACTAGACTAACAATGTACCAACAACTGTTACATCTGAGTTGTTATTGGCTGTTGCTACTCTTAGTCTTACATCTGTTCCGTTTACGTCTGCAGAAATTGTGGATGCGGATCCATTTGTTCCTACAATTGCGTATTCTGTGATTGCGATGTTGTTTGAAGTATCAAGAGTTAAGATAACTTTTGAAACTTCTGTGTGTGCACCGTAAGCAACTTTTACCAAGAATTCGGCTGAGCGATATTCTGCTAATGCCCAGTCAATTGCTGTAACTGTGCTTGCTGTTGGAGCATTTACTGTTGCTGCAACTTGTCTAGCAACTGTGTTAATATCAATTTCAGTGAAATTAGGTATTACTGCTTCAAGAGCATCTACTGCACGTTGATCTGTGAAGTAAAGGTTTGTTGAACCTTCAACCAAAGCATCTGTGTTAGAGTCTCCTACACCATTTTCTGCTGTAATTACCAATCCTTCAGAGTTACCTGTGATTGAGATATTTGTTAGAGTTGCCATTGTTAACAAACTTGCTGCTGACTCTTTAGCCCTTGTATCTGTGAAGTATTCGTTTGTTCCTTCTTCGATATCAGTTGTTGACAAAAGATTAATTGCATTGTCTGTGTAAGAATTTGCATTTCCTAAAGCATTACCTGCTGCGAAATCTGCATAATCTTCTAAATCAGCAATTGCATTACCTACTTCTAGATCTGTGTAGGAAGTTGCATTTGAATAAGCATTTGCTGCTGATCCAACTGCGTCATAGTTTGCTGCTAAGCCATCAGCGTAGTCTTCTGCGTCTGATAAGGCATTTGCTGCGGAACCTGAAGGATCATAACTTCCATTAAAGGAAATTGTGTTTCCTGTAATGTCAATGTCAGTTCCTGCAATTAAAGCATTTTGTTTTAATGCAACCAAGTTGGTTATTGTTCCAACAAAGTTTGCATCGTCACCAATTGCTTCTGCGATTTCGTTAAGTGTGTCTAATAATGCTGGTGCATTGTTTGTTAAATCAGCAATTGCATTACCTACTGCAAAGTCTGCATATTCTTCTGCATCTGCTAAAGCATTTGCTGCTGAGCCTGCTGGATCGTAGTTTGCTGCTAATCCGTCAGCGTAATCTTCTGCATCTGCTAAAGCATTTGCTGCTGAGCCTGCTGGATCGTAGTTTGCTGCTAATCCGTCAGCGTAATCTTCTGCATCTGCTAAAGCGTTTGCATAAGCATTTGCTGCTGAGCCTGCTGGATCGTAGTTTGCTGCTAATCCGTCAGCGTAATCTTCTGCATCTGCTAAAGCGTTTGCATAAGCATTTGCGGCAGAACCCAAAAGGTCATATGTTCCTGAAATTGCATTTGCTGCTCTTTCGTTTGTAAAGTAAAGATTTGTTGTTCCTTCACTTACGTCATCAGAATCATGATTAGAAATGTCTGATACTGTACCAGTTACATCTCCAACTAAGTCTGCTGTAATTGTATTTGCAAAAAAGTTTGCATTTGCATCACGAAGTACTATTGTGTTTGCTACTGCATTTGATGAAGCGTCTCCACCAACTAAGTCTACAATGTATTGTTGATCATCTGTACTTTTTGTCAAGATGTCAAAGTTGTTAATTGTACCTGTTGTTCCTTCAACGACTAAACCATGTTTAATCTTGAAATTTTTTGTTACTGTTGCCATTTTTTATCTCCTTATGCCTTAAGTCCCATGCGTGCGTAACGCACAGTGACAGGCCGTATAACTGGGTCTGGAGTGATTGTTAAAGCCACTGTATTTCCAGCCCTCGAGACACTTATGGTTCCAATATTCCCATCGTTGTCTATTGTCCCATATTCAGAAACGGAACTATCTACCGTGTCATTTAATATGGTCAATTCTGTTGCGTAGAAGAGGTTATCTCCTGCTGTTGTTTTAGAGATGGAAATAAGATACTTAACCATTCTCCATTCTGTTGCATTATGACTATCTAATATTGTAACGTTTTCAATTTCAGAAATAGTGTTGTCGTTATTACCGAAGGTGCCAAGGCGTGTTGCTTGGGACGCGGTAGTGTCAATTAAATCTTCATAATCTTGCTGAGATGGCCTATCGCCAGTCTCATAACGTGATTTTACTGTTGTGATTGATTGTTGTGCCATGCCTAAATTATAACATTATTTTTACAACTTTTTATAAATTAAACAAATATATAGGTTCCTACGTGCACTACTTTAACATGTGGTGCTACATATACAGAACCGCCAAGTTTACGCCATAACGTACAGAAATAGTAGTCTTCTGACAAAAGTCTTTCTTCTTCTGGGTCTACCTGAGTTTTCCAAAAGTCATAAATGTATTCACCTTTTTTAATTCCACCTAAATCTAGTTGATCACTTTTATATTTTCCAACATGCTCTTTCATTGTTTCAAAAACATTACGTTTAATTAACAGCAAACCAGTTCCTATGTTTTTTACCTCTAATGGTTTTTTAGGATTATCTGCTACCTTATGCAAGTCTTGTCTATTAACAAAATTTATGTTTACATAAGATCCAAACCTTTTTAAATCAGGTTTTTTTAATTCTGCTGCTTTTTCTACGTTAGCCCAGTTAATTGCCTTCATTGGCACGGCAGCCCCAATAATATCTAAATCTGTATCAATCATATCTATAACACCATCAGCGTTAAAACCTTCGTCACCATCAATAAATAATAGGTAGTCAGCATCAGATCTTAAAAATAGTTCTGTAAGGGTGTTTCTGGCCCTGTTGATTAAAGATTCGTTGTACAAGTCGTTAAAGGTTACTTTGTATCCTTTGTAGGTTAGTTTCATTACTAATCCCATGACACTTTTCATAAAGTATCCATGACAAACCCCACCGTACATTGGGGTTGCTATAAAAATACTAGGTTTTTCTTTTTTATCCATATGTCTATTCTACAGTATATAGTTGCTATAGCCAATAACCTGTAAAGGAATTGGGGGCACATTACCTGGACCATACCCTTCTACTGTTATTGTTGTAAATCTTATTCTAAAAGGTAAGGTGTAATTTATTTCTACCGTGCCAGGTTT